AAGCCTTCGGTTCAGGTGCCATACCTAAAAAAACAATAGTAAAAACCGAACGCAAACCCGGTGTCCCTAATGCCAAATCAGTAGCGTTGATAAGGCACGTTAGCGGTGGGAACTCTTCTTTATTCTTTAAAGCCTACGAGATGGGCGTAGAGAAGTGGCAGGGTAGATCAGTAGATTGTGTCTGGTTGGATGAAGAGCCTAGCCGTGAGCTATATAGCCAAGCGGTGACGAGGACACTGGATAGAAGGGGGATGGTTTATATGACCTTCACCCCTGAACACGGAATGACAGAGACAGTAGCTTCCTTTATGAACCGTATCCAGCCCGGCCAATCCCTGACTAACGCGACATGGGATGACGCTTCAGAGCGCATCATGTCGATGAACGGGGAACCAGGGCATCTATCTGAAACGGTAATGACCCAGATTCTCTCAGCATACTCTCCGCATGAGAGGGAGATGCGAAGATACGGAAGACCCTCTATAGGCTCTGGCCTTGTCTTCCCAATATCAGAAGAAGATATAATGATTGAGCCAATAATGATAGAAGATCATTGGCCCAGAATAGCCGCAATAGATTTTGGTTGGGATCACCCAACAGCAATGGTTTGGTGTGCTGTAGACAACGAGAGCGAAACCTTTTACATCTACGACTGCTACAGAGCTTCCAAAGCGAGTCCGATGGTACACGCGCAAAATATAAAAATGAGGCCGCATTTTATTCCTATAGCCTACCCGCATGACGGAAATCGCAGGGATAGTATGGGAAACCCCGGACTAGCTGATCAGTATAGGAACTTAGGCTGTAACTTCAGATTGGAGCATTTTACCAATCCACCACCATTAGGCAGTAACAAAGGATCAAACTCCATAGAAGAGGGTTTGATGGCAATGCTTCAGAGTATAGAAGCTAAAAAGTTTAAGGTGTTTAACACTCTTGGAGACTGGTTTGAAGAGTTTAGAATGTATCATAGAAAAGATGGAAAGGTGGTTCCTTTGAGGGACGATCTTTTGAGCGCTACTAGATATGCGTTTCAGTCCAAACGATTTGCTGTAGCCGGGGAAGACCCCTCATGGACAGCAGACGTAGAATATAGGAACTATGGAATTGTTTAATGGCTAAAGAAAAAATTACTGACGAAGAACTAATCACCAGAATCCGTAGCGAAGTTACAGGTTCTCTTGGCTATATGGGAGATACAATCTCTCAGCAGAGAGAGCAAGCTATGTCGTATTACTATAGTTTGCCATTTGGCAATGAGGTTGATGGTAGAAGTCAGTATGTAGATTCTACTGTACAGGATACTATTGAGTGGATAAAGCCTTCCCTCATGAGGGTGTTTGCGTCTGGGGATGAAATGGTTAGATTTACTCCCCATGGACCGGAAGACGTTCCAATGGCTAAACAGGCTACGGATTACGTTAATTATGTCTTTACAAAAGACAATCCGGGTTGGGAAATTCTTTACTCTTGGTTCACAGACGCTCTATTATCAAAGAATGGAATAGTTAAAGTTTGGTGGGAAGAATACGAGGAAGAGCAGAGAGAAGAGTATCATAACCTAGATGAAGTATCTCTGATGTCGCTTATATCAGATGATAATGTAGAGGTTATAGAACATACAGAAGTGACTACTGGTGAACAGCCTTATCACGATCTTGTGATAAAGAGAAAGGATTATGACGGTAGAATTAAGATAGAGAATGTTCCGCCATCTGAATTCCTGATCTCTAGAGAAGCTAAGAATTTACAGGATGCTAGATTCGTATGTCATCGTGTTTTAAAGACCTTATCAGAGCTACGGGAAATGTATCCTGATGAGGATTTAGACCCAGAAGATTTAGGTGGTGCCGGAGAAGACATGGCTGCCTTTTCTGCGGAAAGATTAGAAAGATATAAGTTTGATAAATCTGCAACGTATTGGGAAGGTTGGGGAGATGCCGGACTTAATGAAGAAGAAGGTTTAAGAACATATTGGTTATATGAATCTTTCCTGAAAACTGATTATGACGATGACGGTATTACAGAACTCAGGAAGATATGCAGTGTAGGAAATAAAATCCTACAGAATGATGCGATAGATAAAATCCCATTCGTATCCATTACCCCGGTAAAGATACCCCATAAATTCTTTGGACTGTCGGTTGCTGATCTTGTGATGGACCTTCAGTTGATGAAGAGTACGCTGATGCGTAATCTCATGGATAATATGTACAACCAGAACTTTGGTCGCTATGCCGTCCTTGAAGGACAGGCTAACTTAGACGACCTTTTATCCCAACGTCCAGGCGGGGTGGTCAGGGTAAAATCCCCCCAAGCCGTTACTCCCTTGGCTACTCCCGCCCTTGAACCCTACTCATTCCAGATGCTTGAGTATCTCGATGGTGTAAGAGAGGCTAGGGCCGGTGTATCCAAGATGTCGCAGGGGCTTGATGAAAATGCACTCACATCGCACACCACAGCTACCGCTGTCAACGCTGTTATGGGTGCTGCACAAAGCCGAGTAGAGCTAATCGCTCGTAACTTTGCTGAGACTGGTGTTAAAGACTTGATGATCTGTATCTACGAACTCCTGCATAAGAATCAGGATAGGGAGAGGGTCATAAGGCTTAGAAATGAATGGGTTCCAGTTCGGCCTGATGTATGGCGGGATAAGTATGATTGCACTGTTAGCGTTGCTCTAGGAAGCGGTAATAAGGATCAGCAGATGATGCATCTGTCTCAGATGTTATCTTTTGCTGGAGAGGCTATGAAGGGTGGTCTAAAGATTGTTACTGAACAGAATATGTATAATCTTGGCGCATCTCTTGTTAAGGCTATGGGATTCCAGAATGTCAGTGACTACCTGACCGATCCATCACAGATGCCCCCACAGCAGGAAGAAGGCCCATCCCCAGAAGAGCAGACGGCACAAATGGAAGCTCAGGTTAAACAGGAAGAGTTGAAGATTAAAGCCGCAGAGGTTCAGATCAAGGCTCAGAAGATTCAGCAGGAATACCAGAAGTTACAGGTAGATGCCAGCTTGAAGCAACAGGAAATTAACATTGAGCGCGATCAGAAACGCGCCGTAGCTATAGGTAGAACGTAATGGCTGATAGAGTGTCGATGAAGGGGTTTAATAGTAGGGAAGCGGCTAGGGAATGGGCGCAGAGGAATATCAGTGGGAAAGAAAGTCATTCTAGGGCTTACGGAGAAACTAAGGGAACTTACCGTATATTGCGTTCAGGTGGTGAAGGTAAACAGGCATCTTTCCATGTATCTTATGATAGAAAGGATGAAAAGAAAGTTACAAGAAAAAATACTCGTAGTGATGCTAGGACTAAAATTGGTGGTGGTTCACCAGGTTCTTCTTTAGTACGTGGATTATTGAGAACACCAAGACGATAGGTAGAACATGACACCAGAAGAAAGGGAACGAAGAGCGCAATCGCTCATAAACGACCCGTTGTTGAAAGAAGCATTTGATGTACTGAAAGAAGATTTAATGAACCGTTGGAATCACAGTGGTTCGACAGATTTGCAAGCTAGAGAATCTATCTGGCTTGCAATGAGACTGCTTGATCGGATTCATGGTCATATAAACTCCATAGTAGAAACTGGACACATGGCTAAGATAATGGACAAGCAACACCCACACATCTGATAAAGGAATAAAAATTATGGCGGATACGCAAACTGCCCCGCAAGCACCGGCTGGATTACAGCCAATACCCGCGCTAGGTGGAAGTGTCGCTGAAGCGCAAGAAGCATTACTCAGCCTATTGGAACCTGAAGAGGAAACTCCAGAAACTGAGGAAGCTCAACCCACCGAAGAAGAAGAGTCTCAACCCGTAGAGGAAGATGAATCATTTGAGGAGGAATCTGAAGAGGAAGAAGAAGCCGTAGAGGCTGAAGAAGAATCTGAAGAAACGGAAGGTGAAGAAGAAGAGGAACTGTATGCTGTCACTGTAAATGGTGAGGAAGTAGCAGTTAGCCTTGACGAACTTCTTAGTGGCTATAGCCGACAATCCGATTATACTCGTAAGACGCAAGAAATTGCCGGTGACCGCAAAGAGATGGAGTCATTGCAACAGCAATATAACTCTCAGATCGCGCAGATTCAGCAAGAGCGTCAGCAGTACATGGAAGCCTTAACTAACATCATAGCCGGTCAGGGTTCTGAACTTGAAAAGTTTGCGAACATTAACTGGGATGAGTTAAGGGAAACGGACCCAATAGAATATGTAACAACTAGGGAACGATATAGAGAGACTCAGGAAAAAATTCAGTCTATGCAATACCAGCAAGCGCAAGTCGCGCAAGTTCAACAGGCTCAAACAAATCAGGCCCGACATGAAATGTTGAAAGTTGAACGGGGTAAATTAGTCGAGGCTTTACCTGAGTGGGATCAACCAGGAACTCAAAAAGAGTTGGCGAATACCTTGCAAACTTATGCTAAGACACAAGGTTTTACGCAGGAAGAACTCACTGAACTGATAGATCATCGCTCTATATTGGTTTTGTTAAAAGCTCAAAAATATGACCAATTACAGAAGTCAGATGTAAAGTCTAAAAAGCTGAAAAACAAACCTAAGTTGGTTCGTGCTGGTTCAGGAACTTCTACAAAAGGTTCTAATAAATCCAAACGTACTGCACAAATGAAACGTCTCAGGGGGACAGGACACATCGATGATGCGACTGCACTCCTAGAGGATTTTATAGACATTTAACTAAGGAGGGAAATGCTATGGCAGCACCCGCAAATACTAGGGAAACCTATGGTGCTATAGGCATCAGGGAAGACCTAAGTAATATTATATACAA